TGTTGGTGTAGCTGTTGGTGTAGCTGTTGGTGTAGCTGTTGGTGTAGCTGTTGGTGTAGCTGTTGGTGTAGCTGTTGGTGTAGCTGTTGGTGTAGCTGTTGGTGTAGCTGTTGGTGTAGCTGTTGGTACTCCATCAATAACATTGTTAAATTGATCGCCATCAGCAAGACGTCCTACCATTTTTCTATTTTCTCCATTTACAACCATAACTCCGTTGAGAGTTCTTTGTAAAGATTTGCCGTTTAGCAAAGAGGTGTCCATGCTTCCTTCTGTTGCCATGTTAACAACATCTGGGCTTAAATTAACTATAAAATCAGACATGATTATCTCTCCTTTAAAAATTTATGGTTTTTGCGTCATCGACTTCATTAAATTGTGTGTTTAATATAAAAGTATATATTATAATTATAAGATTATTTTATGGTGCAGCTGTTGGTGTGGGTTCTGGTGTAGCTGTTGGTGTGGGTTCTGGTGTAGCTGTTGGTGTTGGTGTAGCTGTTGGTGTTGGTGTTGGTGTAACCACCACAGGTTCTACAAACGAACTAACTGCATTATACCAAGGGTTTGTATCTAAGCTAAAGCTTTCACCATCTCTAGATGAGACTATTTTTCTGTTTCCACAATTGTCAGTAAGTTCAAAATATCCGGTTCTCTGTATACTTCTACGTTTTCCAGTAACTGGATCGACTATTATTGCAGTGTCCATATTGCCTTCTCCGTCATAGGCATAATTTGGAATTATTTCTGGATTATCAGGACTTAATTTTAATTCATAGTTTTCACTACCACAAGAAAAGCCCCCAGTAACCTCCAAAAATTTAACAGCAATTGCTTCTGCATCTTCATAATCAAGATAATCGCCTGTTTCTCTTGCAACAAGAATGTATGCGATTGCATTTCTTCCTGTTAACCCTCTAATGCAATGATCGTCGTAGCCATCTCCATTATCGTTGATGATCTGAGTTAAGCCCTCTGGACTTCCTGGAACAATTATCATGTGGTTTACGGACGGGTCCGATCCTTCTCCTCCGCCTTCACCGCCCTCTCTGTTAACTTTTACAAAAACAGTATAGGTGGATCCTTCGTAAACAACGAGCATTGTTGATTCATTTTGTGTGCTGCTGTCTGACCCCAATTCTCCACCAATTGAAAATTCTTCGATGTCAATATTGTTCGCAACCATGACATACATTCCCGGATAGTAATTGGTGAAGTAACTACTATTGTCGCCAAAATAACCAACTCCCGACATTACTTGTCCGTCCATGGCAGGCTCGTAAACAGGTGATCCCTCATCTTCTAGGTCACTTTCATCTATGGCGGCAGAATGAGTATTTGGTACACTCAAAAGTTCTTCAACATTATCACCAGAGATATTATCAAAAAGTTGAGTCAAATTGGTATTGATGAAGTTTCCATCATCATACATGTCATCATAACCATCATTTATACCAAAACTTACATATCTGAATAATCTTTCCGAGTCTGGCGATCCTGTTAAACTCAACTTGGCAAAACCATAAAGTGCCTTGCCGCCATAATTGTACAAGCCTCCAACACAAATAATTTTGTTGTCGTGCAGAAGTATGTCTTGAACTCTTTGGCCTTCATATGATCCATCATCACCAAAACCATACCCGGTAACAAAAGTAGAGTCTTTGGTTCCATCCGCATTGAGTCTGATAATGTGTCCTTGTCTGTTGCCGTCGTATTGATTGAACCAACCGCCAACGACTATCTTTCCATCCGACTGAATTGCCAAGCATTGAACCACACCCTCGGTAGAATTCAATCCAGCACCTTCTGTCTCAAAACTGGAATCCAAGGTTCCATCGGCATTCAATCTGACGATTCCGCTACTGCAAGGCGAGCCATTGTACTCACTGAACCATCCTCCAACAATCAATTTGTTGTTGGAGTCTACTTCAACACTAGAAACTCTGTTGTTAAAACCAGTACCTACATCAAAAGTCTCATCCGTGGTTCCATCGCTGTTGAGTTTGATTACTTTGTTTGTGAAATTTCCGCCGACATAAATCTTGCCAGACGATAAAACATGAATTGCAAAAACATCGTTACTTAAAGTGACATTGTCAGAAAAACTTGTATTTAAAGACCCATCAGAATTCAACTTGACCAATCTGTTTACAGATGCATCATTATAATTGACAAATGTTCCTCCCACCAAGAAACTTCCATCGGAAAGAAGTTTTAATACAAGTGCATGATTACCAAACCCACGGTCGTCGTAGGAGCCTTCAAAGTTGAAAGTAGAATCCAACGATCCATTTGCGTTCAATCTTGCAATTTTACCCACTGATGTTCCATTGATGTTTGCAAAATGCCCAACTATGACCAGTTTGCCATCAGATTGTTCTACTGCGTCTCTAACGAAGCCGCTGCTTCCGTCTGGAAAGATAGGAGCGGTAAAAGTTTCATCCAAGGTAAAATCGCTGTTGTATCTGCGAACATTTCTGGCGTTGTTGCCCTCGTCGGATGCGCCATCAATACCCACCCACAGATATTTACCGCCACTTAATGCGATGAATCTGTTTCCAAGCGGAGAATTGCCGGGAACATATGCGTTGTATTCGTTTTTTGCGACGTCAAAATCGTCTACGAAAACTCTTTTGTCCGGTATTAGGTTTGTTATTTCCTCGTATCTCGAATTTAGACTAGATAATATGTCGTTGATATTTGCCACAGTTTTTCCTTTTGTAATTCTCTAATATATAGAATATATATCGCAGAATTTAAAAATTTATAGACCCGGTACATTCAGGGTTAGGTAGCAGCTTAAATATTTTTAATTTTATATCTATACTTTTCATAGAAGCTTTCTGCTTCATTCATTATGTTTCTATCTATATAAATTTCTTTTTTATATTGAGTCTTATTTTTTATCTTTATTTTATCTTTTATTCCAATCATTTGATGAATCTTATTGTAAGTTTCATCGTTTTGTAAATCTTCATCAAAAAACACAAGGCAGTCACCTGATTTTTTAATCATTTCATATATTCTTCTAACTCTAAAACAGTAATAATTACAAGCGGTTCTTTCATCGTAAGTCTTATTATAAACTATATTATCTAAAGATTTTTTTGGATCCCCAATAACATAAACAAAGTTTAAGTATTTGAATAATTCTTTACAAGAAAATTCGTGGTTATAGAGAATATGATCGAAATAAACTTTTGGTCTTTTTCTATATTCTGTATTTGGTCTTTTAAAAGATAGACAATCTAAATTGGAATATAAATTAAAGTTTAGCCTCTGAAGTCGAATGCCAGAGTCCAAATTTTGAACCAAGGATTCACTTCCTGATTCTAAGTGACTTACAATTAAAAGAATTTTGTTCATACTAGGTTAGCTTCAATCTTCTATAGAGTATTCCTCTACAAATTCTATGATAAAATCACCATAATTCCCAGATTTTTTAATCAAAGATATTAATGAGTTTAATGAATGTCCATTTTTAGTTTCAGAAACAATCCATTTTATTAATTTTCTGATGGATTCTCTATCTTTATCTGAAATTATATAGTCAAACGCGCTTTTGATTCTCCACTCAGCCCACCCAGCCTGAGTACCAGCCGCTTTAATATCCTTTAATGGTTTTTTATTTTTAATTTCATTTTTTACCCAAATTACAAATCTATGAAATTTTAATTTTTCTATTAAAATTTTTACTTTGGACTCTTGCCAACCAGATTTTTCTATTAAGTTTTTGATTTCTTCAATAGATCTTCCTCTTTCAAGCTCTTGAACTGCCCAATTTTCTAAAGTTCTAAATTTATCCGAATTTGCTTTAAATTCCTTGTGATCTATTAGTCCAAGCATATCTAAAACATCAAAGTGAGAACCCGTGTACCCCAGAGTTCCCTCCCAGTTTACGTTTCCATAATTCATCTCTGGTATCTTAGCTCCTTTTTTGATTAAGAGCTCACAAATTTCTTTAACGTCTTCTTTGGCAGAACTATGGACTCTATGTCCATTAATTGCAATAAACCAATCAAATAACTTAGACAAGTAATCTTCAGATAATTTTTCTCCTTGGCTTTCTATTTTGGATATTAAATTAAAAATAATTTCTTTATTACAATCGCTTCTAAAAGTTGCTTTTTCAAAAGCTTTGTTCAAAGCTTTTATTAAATCTGATTTTTCAAAATAAAAATCTTTTAATAAATTGTTTGCAAGATTTATTTTATTATTCTCTATAAAACTTATTAATTTAGTTAAGTCTGAAGGAGTGGCAGCCAACCCAGACCCATCCCCAAGGCTTTCATCGGATGCTTCACTAATAAACCAGCTTTTAAACCTGCGAGATTCTTGGTTTTTCATGGCTCAAGGTCTCGGCACTGGTGCAGGAGCGCCGGAAGGAGTGCCAGAACCACCGGAAGGAGTGCCAGAACCACCGGCGGGAGCGCCAGATTTTTGTGCATATTGCGGTTGAGTATTAGCCGCCGATTGCATTCTTGGAATTGCGTCTCTTTCTTTTTTGAGAGCATTTAATATCATATTAATCCACTTAGACAAAGTTTGTGTCCCCCCGGCGTTCATCATGTTTTTAGTTTGATCGTTCTTTTCTAAAGTATCAATTAACGCTGTCAAAGAATTAACTGCGGAATCGAATTTAGCTCCGGGACCCATCACCATATCTTTTGCTTGTGATAAACCGCCTCTTATGCCGCCACCGCTCCAAACATTTTGCCCAAACGCCATTGCTCCTTTTCCAATATTTTTGATGGTATCCATGAAACCTTCTTGTAACTCTGAATCTTTTGATAAATATTCGATTATAAATTCTTGTGGGTCTATGTCCATTTCAACCATAAGATTGGCTGCTTCAATTATAGAAGCCTCTAGGTTTTTGTGATCAACAAATTCATAAAAAGTTTTCATTGGTTTTCCTTATTATCGAGTTGCTAAATTATATATACAACATATAAAAAAAATTTTCTAATATATATTAAGTCTTACAAAGGAACAACATGAGAAGAAAACTTTTAATTTTAACGTCTTTTTTGCTTTCATTAATCAATTCTGGGCTAATTTATACAAAATTTGCTGTTATTGATAAACAACCTCAGAAAATCGAAGAGAAAAAGTTTAATTCTCTTGAAGAAGCCCTGGAAAAAGTAAGTGAACAAGATTTAAAGAAATTTGTTGAAAAGTTATCCGAAAAAGATCTTGAAGGTAGAATGAGTGGTAAAAATGGTAACAAAAAAGCCGCAGATTACATCGATTCTGTATTGGATGAAAATGGAATACCTCATACAAGACAAAGATTTGGTATTAAAAAAGGAGTTAATGTAGGTCCAAATAAAGAAGAAGGAGATTCGTTCACAGAAAATATAATCGCATACATAGTATCAGACACTAATAAAGACGACATAATAGTTTTAGGAGCACATTTTGATCACATAGGCTACGGACCTGCATATAGCAGGGATAATAAAACTGCAATTCATCCTGGCGCCGATGATAATGCCAGTGGTGTTAGTGTTCTTTTGGAATTAGCCAAGATTCTGAAGACTATGAAATTAAATAAAACGGTTTGCTTTCAGTTTTATTCAGGTGAAGAAATGGGTTTATTGGGAAGCAAGTATTATTGTAATAACCCCATTTTGCCATTAGACAAACCAGATATTAAAAAGCATATAGCAATGATAAATTTTGATATGGTGGGGTACTTAGATGAAAAGTACGTCAGAAAAGCCAGTTTGTTTGAAAGCTCAGTTGATCTCAGAGAAACTATCTACGGCTTAAATGATAAGTATAATTTCGCAAAGAAGATCAGCGGCTTTGGTCCAGGTTCAAGTGATCACTCCAGTTTTTATAACAAAAAAATACCAATAGCTTTTATTCATACTGGAGTACATCCTTATTATCACACATCAAGAGACACTCCTGAAAAGTTAAATTACAAAGGCATGGTAGAAATAACAAAATTTGCCCTTGAACTTATAAGCAAAATTGATTACGATAAGAATCCTGAATTTACAATAGTTGACTTTAAGCCGTTTGAAGCTAGCTACGATCACGAACAGATAAAATTTGGAGAATAATTATGACTAAGCAAGAGCTTATTGATCTTTTAAACAACGATCTTAAGAATGAATGGAAGCATCATAATTTTTATTTACATAATGCCAGCACTCTTACGGGCTTGCTTTCAATAGAATATAAAGAGTTTTTGTTAAAGCAGGCTGAAGGTGAAATGCATCATGTGACTCAATGGTCAGACATGATAAAAGGCTTGGGTGGAATTCCTACAAAAATTTGCAATGAATTTCCAACATTATCATCCCTAGGGGAAATTCTTAATTATGCTTTATCAATGGAAGAAGAAGTGTTAGTTAATTACGTCAAAAGAATAGAAGATGCCGAACAATTAGGCGGCGTAGATGGATATTGGGTGACCATATTTCTTGAAAACCAAATACAAGACAGCAGACAAGACAGAGATGAAATACTAAAGTTTTTAAGTTAATGTTGGCGTGGGCGTTGGTAATGTATTTTGATCAACAAACCCGAAACAAACTGTGCAGTAAGTTTCACTCACAGTATAATTAAATGTTACGCTACTTACTGTTCCGTCTATTCTAATGATATTAAATCCTTCTTCGCCTGTAAACTGATTATATTGAGTGGCGTTTGCTGGATTTTGATATGTAGTATCTCTGCTCCAAATTGGAGTAAATGGCGTTGAAACCTGAACGGGAACAGCAAGTCCTGGTTGACCGACACTTGCAAATGCAACCAAAGCATCTGTAATAGGACTGCTGAAAGTGGCAGTAAATGTACCAGATTGGGTATTCATTATTTGAATTCCATCAAGTGGCACACCATTCTCTGCGGGAAAAGAAGTAGCAGAATACATTCCGGAGTGTTCGCCCATTCCGCCACCGCTTTGAATAATCGAAACAGTAATATTATTTTGACCTACTCCGGATGCTGTATTTGATGTAACAGAATTAATAGTCATCCACTGAAATCCCGAACTACCAAAAACTTGTGGTGTGGGCGTTGGGGTGGCTGCAGGGGTTGGAGTTGGAGTTGGAGTTGGAGTTGGAGTTGGAGTCAAATTAGAACCAAAATACAATATTTGATTTGTAATTTTATATAAAGGTCTTTTCCAAAATCTATGCACAACACCCTTGGTTAAATCATAATGACCGTGAGATTTAAAATATTTTGCCATGATTTTATGGTGTTACCAAATCACCATCTGCTAACACATATGGTATTTCTGTAACCTTTGAGGGATTAGTATTGCTGCTACTATATGTGTAGTTTATTTTACGAGCAAAATCACCAGCCACTGCTCCGGCTGGATATTCTATTATCTGAGTTATTCTATCGCTACCATCCACAGTTATTTTTTGAAAAGTAAATAACCCGGATCTTCCTTTTAGAAGATCATAGTCTTCTTTTGCTGGAATTGTGAATCCTGCATCTTCAACCACAGATTCATCTATAGGATTTGTTGTGTCTAATTTGATTAACATTCCCAGGCTATCAGGATAGTTTAATCTATTTTCTATTGTGTGTCTTTCAAAATAGCTTGGAAGATCTGCGACACTTGCATATTTGTTAAATTTTAATAAAGATTCAGCGCCACTATTGCTGAAATAAATCTTTATATCCTGACGTTTCAGACTGTTCTTAGATACAACAACTGTATCTGCATTGTTAAGCTCGGTGACAGAGGCAACAAGTAGTTCTGAAAAAACCGGATTTGCATTCAATGCAGATGCTATTTCCGAAGCTCTTGTTTGCGAGGCGGTTGCTCCAGCTATGTTTATTTGAATTGAACTCCATATTTTAAAATCTCTATCCCAAGAATAATTTAGAGTTAAAGTATTCAAAGAAGAAAGATTATAAGGACCAGAGTTCCAAGCTATTTGTTTTGTTTGAGCGTTTTTGTTTGCTGGTATCTTATAAGTGATAGATGCTTGTCTATCACCTAAAACTAAATATCCCTGAAATTCTTGATCAAATAAATTTTGAAAAAACATTTTTACCTCTTCATTTAACTAGTAAGTAGACTAAACCTATCACCTGAATAACAATAAATACAATTAAAACTTTATCCACAACCTTTGAGAGATCTAGTTTTGCATCGCTCTTTTTCAATGACATCTTTTCTTCAATTTTTTGTATCATTGATTTTTTGACATCAACTTTTGACTCAACTGCCTTAGGAGCTAAAGATTTATTTTCTTTTGATGGCTGTTTTTTGTTTTTAGGAGCTACGCTCTTTTGTTTTTGGTTTACTGGTTTTTGTTCATTTTTTTTACTGGGCTTTTTCATTTTATCTCCCTTTTAAGTATAGTATATATAATTATATACCCCATTTATTGCTTAAGTAATTTATTAATTTTTTCTTATTTTCTTCAAAATTTGATTTGGATGATTCTTTTTGCTGTTCTCTATGCTTAATTTCTTTTTCTTTGGCTTTCTTGTAAAGAGGATTTATCTTTTCCTCCCAAATAATATTTGGAACATAAGCCTCTAATTCTCCCGAAACTTCCTCGTAAACATCTTGGGATTCATATGCTACTTTAATTTTTTTATCATTTTCAAAAACAAATATCTCTAAATTAATACCAATTCCAAGTCCATCAAAAAACCAACCCAAACAATCAACATTTGATTCTATATCCATTTCTTGTATTTCATCATCTGTAGTTTTCCAAAAATCATCATACGATAAAGTTTCGCTAATTGCGCCTTGATCTACTATCTCATGACCAAGATTTCTAGCTATACAAACGAGTTTGCCTTGAAAACCCATGTATTCTTTTTGTATTGCTTCTACTGTTCTTTTTTCTTTTATTTGTTGTTCGTTAAATTTCATGGCTACACTTAATATATATCTATAGAGTCAAAAGAAAAAGGAGTTTCTTATGCTAAACAAAATATATAATTGGATTTTTCCAACCAAAAAAACAAACATTCTGAATAATAATCAGCCCATAGAATATTGGGTAAACGATCCAACAACCCCAGAGTTTATAGGAAACACCATATATTCTGGTTCTGTTTTGCCCATCAATGTAAGTGGGTTTGTAGGCGGCGGACACAAAATGACTTCCCCAGAAGGCAGAGCTGCCAATTGCTACGCTATAGTTAACAACACTGTTGGTAGCATTACACCAAAAATGAAAAAATTTCCTGGGCGCTGGGCGGCAACTAATAATTTGAATGTATATCCAGCAGCTGGGCAAGACTTAAATGCTTTTTACGATAGAAGTAGCCTTAAGTTCTTTTATGCCCTCGATCCTGTTGTTAAAAAGAATATTTACACATCTGACAGCAGCGACATTGTTTCTCACGAAACCGGTCATGCCCTCCTAGACGCCATAAGACCAGATTTTTGGAATGTTCAATCTTATGAAGTTTGGGCTTTACACGAATCTTTTGGAGACATAGTTGCAATATTAAACATAATTGAGAATAAAGATCTTGTAAGTATGGCTTTAAAACAAACTTCTGGAGATCTTAGCAAGAGTAATGTTATATCAAAGCTCGCAGAAGAGCTTGCCAAAGCTATATTCAATATAACAAAAGGAAAAAAAGGATATAGTCCTTTATTCTTAAGAGATGCAGCCAATAATTTTCACTATGTATCCCCGGATAAGCTATCGGATAATACTCCTGATAACGTTTTAAGCAGGGAATGTCACAATTTCAGTAGGGTTTGGACTGGGGCATGGTATGCCTGTTTGGTTGGAATTTATAATTTTAATGTTAAAAATAACAATAATCAATATGACGCTTTGATGTCTGCAAAAGATACTATGGCTCGTTATTTTTTCGAAGCAGTTCAGAATGTGCCCATGACAGCCAGACTATTTGAAGCTTTGGCGAAAAAAATAATATTAATCGATTCTGAAAATGGATCAAAATACTCTGAAATTTTAAACAATGTGTTCACAGAGAGAAACATTGTTGGAAAAATAAGTTTATTAAACAATTTTTCTTTCAACGATATAAAAGGAGATAAAAAATTCCTCCAAATAGAATCTGAAGGTTCTAAGATTTATAGCGATATGGAAAAAATAAAAACTTTAAAAGTATCTGATTATGTAAGCAAAAAGAGCATTTTAAATAAGAGTCTTTATAATATTGAGATAGAAATTCCTTTTGAAGATAGATATGAGCTATCAAAGGGTGGAATATTCATACAATCCACTAATAATATAGAGGAAAATGTAAATATGGCGGTCATGTGCTTAAATAGTTTGAGCGAAAATGATTTACTGGGTAATCTATTTAAAATAGAAAACAATAAATTGGTCAGAAATAAATTTATAAATTAAACTATACTATAGTTGCCCAAAAAAGATAGGTTGACTTAAAGTTAATTTAATGGTAAATTTTTGCCTCCGTTGTTAAAAGAAAGGAAAAGAAAAAATGCCCCAAATTATAGACTTTGAAACTATGCTTCCAGAAAAGCTTCTTAACGTTTTTTGTTTTTCAAGAGACGAAGATTATTTCGTTGATGATAACGATGACGAAGAAGAAGATTACAACGATTACGAAGACGATGATGAGGAGGAAGAGGAAGATGAAGATTGGGGTGGAGAGTGGAAAGAAGTAGGAGATGACAACGAGGAAGATGAAGATGAAGATGAAGATGAAGATGAAGATGAAGATGAGGATTGGGACGACGAAGATGAAGATGAAGATGAAGAAGAATGGGATGATGAGGATGAAGATTGGGACGACGAAGATGAAGATGAAGAATATTGATTAAAATTGATTAAAATTTTTCCTTTCTTTAAAGCCCCTAATTTTTAGGGGCTTTTTTAATAGATAAACTTATGGACTTTAAAGAATATTACTCAAAACATTACAATCCCAAGTACTTTACTTTAAATAATTATGAGCTTGCCATAGATCCAACAGAAACAATGGATGAGGTAAACTTATACGACATGGACAGACAAAAAAAAGAAATTGTAAAATGCGTAAATAGTTTTGAATATTTTTGTCACAAGTATATTAAAATTCTTCATCCTGTTAAGGGTTTAATACCATTTGTTCCTTTCAATTACCAGAGAAAAGTAATCAGTGAGTATGAAAACAACAGGTTTAATATAATTTCTAAGTTTAGACAGGGCGGCTTGACTACAGTCACTCTTCTTTGGGGATTGTGGAGATGTATGTTTAAATTAGATCAACAAATAATGTTGATATCCAAGACCGACAGAGAAGCAACAGACACAGGTGCTATAATAGATAGAGCCGTGGAACATTTGCCATTATGGCTTATTCCAAAAAAAGACAAAAAATGGAATGATCATTTAAAAGAATTTTCTGACACAGGCGGCGCTTTAAAATTCTACTCTCCTGAAGCCTCTCGCGGTAAAAGCGTTACATTTTTAATAATAGACGAAGCTGCGTTCATACCCGACATGGATAAACATTGGAAAGCTATGTGGCCAGTTCTAAGCACAGGTGGTAGTTGCGTTTTGATTTCTACGGTTAACGGTATGGGAAATTGGTATGAGCAAACATATAGTGACGCAAAAGAAAAAAGAAATATGTTCAACGTCATAGACTTAGATTACTGGGAACACCCTGAGTATAACAACGAAAAATGGATAGATGAACAAAAGCGTCAGCTAGGAGAAAAAGGATTTCTGCAAGAAGTTTTAAGAGAGTTTTTAGGCTCTGGAGAAACTTATATTCCCTCTAACATAATAAGAGAATTAACCGAGTACACAGGGAAGATGCCTCCCATAAAAAAACTATTCCCAAAGTGGACTAATAAAAATGGAAGGGCAGCACAATTAGAGACAGACGAGAACAACAAAGGCGCATTATGGATATGGAAAGAACCAAGTGAAAGCAGAGAGTATATAATAGGCGTTGACTGTGCTGATGGAATGGGAGAAGACGCAGATAATAGTTGTTTTCAAGTATTAGATATGGAAACACTTGAACAAGTTGCCGAGTTCTATAGTAATCTTATACCTCCTCACTTATTTGCACAAATAATAAAAGAAGTGGGTGTTTATTACAACACAGCCTTGGTAGTAGTTGAAAATATGGCAGCAGGCGGCGCTGTTTTAAGCTCTCTTCAGAATACACTATTTTATGAAAATATATTTTTTGAAACTAAGAAGAGTGGGTCACAAACAATAGGGTTCAAAGTCAACAGAATAAACAGACCGATGTTGCTGGAGGCTATGCAAAGCAGAATTCTTAGTAAATCAATTAGAATAAATAGCGCCAGACTAACCTCTGAGTTACAAACATTTGAATTTAATCCGGTTACTAAGAGAGCCGAAGCTCAAAAAAGAAAACATGACGATGCGATTTCGGCATTGTGTATATCTTTATTTGTCCGAAATCAAATGATTCAAGATCTACCAGTTGGGGCAAATGCTCCCCAGGAGGCGGCAAGCATTCTAAGTAATGATGTTTGCCAAGAAATCAAAAGAGAGCTTTTTGATTCAAGATACGAAGATTTTATTGAAGAGGAAATAAGCACAAGCTCCTCTATCGATGAAGATCAAAAAGAAACTCTCTTTAACCTGTATAGAAAAAACAATAAAATACTAAAAGAGTTTGGATGGTAAATTATGAAGCATAACTATGATACTGTTGTAAACCACTTAGAATTAGCTTATAAAAATTGCGGACTTTCAAATGAATCGGACGCCCTCAAGAGTGTAATAAAACAGCTTATAAACAGTTTTAATAAACTTATAATTAAAAATAAAAAAAGAATCAACAGGGAATTAAGTGAAATAAAATCTGTTAAATACACACACCCAAAAGAAACTCTCCAGTTGATAGAAGAATTAATTGAAAAAGAAAAAGGAAAATCAAATGAGACTATTGACAATTGAAAATATAAAACTATTTGATAAAAACAAAAACATAAAATATGAGCAGAGTAATATAAAAAATACATTGCACCAAATAGGCGAGTCATATATGTTAAATTGTCTTTTTGTAAATAAAACACGTAATGATAAAGGAGAGATTCAAAAAACAAGAGAAGATTTTTATTACGCCGGGCTTGATAACAGAAGCACTTTAAACACTACTGACGTCATGTCCTCATTAGTAAATGAGCCTTCCGCAAACGGATACAGCAGACAAAAAATAACTTCTTGGAGCTCACCAGTAATTTCTAATTCTGTTTTTGTCACAAAAAGTAATAATATAACTTTCAATGCATCGACTGGAACCAACACTGGTTGGGGACCAGTCAAAAATATATTCCTAGCTACAACACAAAACATTAGTGGGATTTTAATTTCTTCTGCTAAATTAAATCAAGAATTAAAAATGGTTGCTGGCGATACTATTGTTTTGGTTATGAACTTATCTCTAAGCAATTAAAGAATCTGTTAAATTCTCTATTTTTTGAATTTCTACGCTATGTATTATATTTATGTAATCCGAAATTTCATATACTTTAAAATTAATCCATTCTGCTCCACCGTCTTTTACATCTAGCAACAATTTCGAACAAGGAATATAGTCTTTTTTTTTCTTAAAAAACTTTTTTATTTTTGTCGGTAATACATTATCTCTCTCACCGGACAAGTATATTCTATATCCATTGTCTGTTACGTCTATTCCTTTTGATTGATTTTTATCATCATTTGCAATAATATATTTACAAAAAACTTCTATTGCCGGCTCTGATGTTTCACTTTTATCATAAAACCAAACAGGCACACTAACACCCACCACTTCTATTTGCTTTCCTTCATAAATATCGTATCTTTGCTCTCTTGTTAAAAAAACATTGTGGGAAACGCATAATATGGAATTCATAAACTATAAGAGTAATATTTCTGTTGAAAATCATAAATACATTATGGTTAAATATTTATCTTTCTTCTTTTTATTGTTGTGTTTTACTTCTTCAGCTTTTGCCCAAAGAATTAAACATCCAATGGATAATATGCCGTTGGTTCCTCCTGTTCCGCTAACGGGAGAAAATGATCTCTATGGAATGCCAATAGAAGAAAGAGGCGAAGAATACAAAAAGTTTTTATCTCCTTCTTTAAAAATTATGGTAAATGGAGCAAGTGGCTCTGGAACTATAATTTATTATGATAAAAAAGATAATACAGCTTATGTTGCTACCTGTGGTCATCTTTGGAATCCTGGTATCTTAAATTACGAACAAGCAAAAGTTAAAAAACTAAAGTGCAAGGTACTAACTTGGTTTCATAATGATAAGAAATTAGATGAAACAAAAACATACGAAGCAAGTGTTCTATTCTACAGTTATGTTGAAGGTTGTGACACAGCTCTAATAAAGTTTACGCCCGACTGGATCCCTGATTATTTTCCAATTGCACCAAAAGATTACCCTTATGTAAAAGGATCAATAGTTCATTCTATGGGTTGTGATGGAGGAAATGAAGTGGCTCATTATAAAGTAGAGATAGTGGGATTGAGAAACAGAGGGGACTTAGTGACTATTCAAAATAGTCCAAGACCAGGCAGATCAGGTGGAGGTCTTGTTGATGACAACTTTTTTTATATTGGAACTTGTTGGGGAACTACGGCGTTTGATGGTGGAGGACAAGGATTTTTTACATCTTTGCCCGTAATTCATGATTTCTGGAGCAAGAATAGTTTTGATTGGCTATTAAAGATTAAAAAACAAAAAACAATTATTCTAAACAGAAACACAAATAAAAAAGAAATAATCGAAGGCGATTATATTTTAATGCCATCTCTCTAAGTTAGAGAATAAAATGGGCATAATTTACGAAAATCACATCTTCTGCAATGATCCCCAGTTCTTCCAAAAACATTGTCCGGATCTTTAGCTTGAATATCGTTATAAATACTCAGAAGCATTTTCTCCACTCCATCAAGCATTGATTGGTTGAATTTAGTTGGTATTAAATCTCCCCCATCCAAGTAATAAAGAGCAGCTCGTATATTTTCTGCTTTTATCCCAAAAAGTTTTTGAACAACTTTTGCATAACATAACATCTGTGTATCTTGACGAATTGTTTGAGGGGTTTTTCTCCATCTTCCTTTCTTTGTGGTTTTATAATCTATTATAAAACACATGTCATCTTTGATTATTAAACGATCTATGACACCTGTTAAGTATTTCTCATGCGGTGGATCCAAGTCATACTTAAAAAAGTATTCTGTTTCTCCATCAAAGCCAACTCTGTCGCTTAATTTTTTAATATTTGTTATATGCTCGGTTAGTTTATTTTTATATTCTGATGTTAATTCTACCTTCTTATCTTCTAGCAGAAGCTCACCTTTTAAATATGGTTGAAGAAATTTGTTTATTTCTATTTTACCTTTATTTTTAACATACTCTTCCGCTACTTTATGAACAAGCTTTCCATAAAGAAAATACTCTGGTTCTGATTCCTGAGAAGCCAATTTTAAATGATATTTGTATTTGTACGCCTGATTGCATTGATCCCAAAGTTGTTTTCTACTAACAGATAAATGTTCTATTTTCATAAACTATAGGAGTAAATCGAATTGCAAAAAAGAACAAAAATCGATATAATTTGAGCATGGGAATCTTTGAGAATTTTCAAAAATGGGCAGAAGATCGCTTTGACGGAGATATAGTCGTCAAGGGAAATGAAGTTGTATTAAATTCAATATTTGCGGATGACACAAAATACCATCTATGGTGTAGTCCATCAGGCGGCAAGACAGAAAGAAAAAATGGTGTTTTTCATTGTTTCAAAACAGATAAAAAAGGCTCGCTTCCAAAATTAATACAAATTGTAGATAAGTGTAGTTTTGAAAAAGCAATATGCATCTTACATGGCAGATCAACAATATCAGAATTAGAGGAAAAGCTTTTTGAATTTTTTGAAAACATAGATGAAAATCAAGATGTTAAAATAAGCAAGCCCGAGAAAGTTCAGCTATCCCTGCCAGAAGGAAGCTGCTTAATAAGCTCTTTACCAAAAAATAATTTTTGGAGAAATTTAGCTTCTGATTATCTTACTAAAAGAAAAATACCCATAGATGGATTGTATATTTGCAAGTCAGCCCCCTATAAAGCAAGAATAATAATTCCTTATTATGATTTATCTGGGGATCTTTTTTATTGGAATGGTAGACATGTTGGTAATTCAAGAATTAGATATTTGGGTCCACCCAAAGAGGTGGGAATAGGCAAGTCTGATGTTTTATTCTTCGCAGGAGGGAACTGGGCTAGTAAAAACGAAGAAATATATCTTTGTGAAGGAGAGTTTGATGCGCTCAGCCTTTTTTATAGCGGACTAAACGGGGTCGCTTGCGGCGGCAAAAACTTAAGTGAAAAACAAATGAATTTAATAAAAGATTATAAGATAGTTATATGTCTTGACAACGATAAGGCTGGTCTTGGTGGGATGACCACAATGACAGACATGATTAACAAAAATATTGAATCAAAAAATTTAAAAGAACGATTGATGTTCGTGAGTCCTCATAAGTCCTATAAAGACTGGAATGAAATGTTTGTAAAAGAAGGTCCATCTGTTATGAAGAATTATGTTTTAGCTACAAGAAAAAATTTAGATTTCCAAGCTCCTATGGGTACGGGCGGAGATTACTTTAGAATGAAGGGAATGTGATGAATCCAAATTTAGAAAAATTCAAATATTTTATTGGCAAGCCAATAACAGTTTTCACTTTGCACACAGGTAGAAATTTCACAGAAGCTCAGTTCAACGATTACTTCACAGGTGTTTGCCAAGCTGTGCATGTGGATGCAATAGAAACCTTGCACCCCATTACAAATTGTAAAAACCTTTTCTTTTTCAACAACATTGTTGGAATTTGCGAAGAGCAACAGCTAGATCCTGAGAATCCGGAACATCAGGAAATTATAAAAGAAATTAAGAAAGAAGTTCCGGTAGAACAAAATGATTTACAGCCAAATAATTCTGTAAATATAGATATAGACCTATTGAATAAGATAATATCGAAGTGAGAGCTATTCCAAGCCTAAATCTCTTGAGACCAAAATTAGATGCATTCTCTCAGCTATGTGCCTGGCTAAAAATCCTTCCCATTTACTGTTGCTGCTTTCCACATCAGAAACTTCGCTTGGATTAGATTTAAGTTCCTCTTCGTTATCCTTTAATATCTTGATAAAGGCTTCCTCAAAGTCTTTATCAAAAGTGCTTTCGAAATTAGGGTGGTCTTCTTTCTTTTCAATTAATTTTTTAAGTACTTTTTTCTTTATAAAATTAATTGAATTTTTTGGTAGTTTTCCATCGGCTGACTTCGGTCCCCAACCCTTATCTTTGCTCCAAGAAATTTTAATTCTTGGTGGTCTGCCCCTGCCCCTGCGTCCTTCTTCATCAGAATCACTTCCCGACGATCCACCACTGCCCGCCGATCCACTTGGCGGAGCGTCCATTGGAGCTGTACCAGAAGCTTCAGCGCCCTTTGCAGTCGTAGGTACTTCTGTTGGTTCTTCTTCTGATTCGGTAGAACCAGAAAATTGATTTATTATTGCTTGTTTAAACTTACTAGCCCAACTATCTATTATTCTAAAGAGCTTTAATTTCTTGAGGTTTTCTGACTCTGTCTCTAAATCTTCGTTTAAAACAGACAATTCTAATTCAAGTTTGTTGTATTGTTCTTTGATAAAACTGTATTGGGATAAAGACAAGCGTCTGGACTCTTTTTTTGCATCTTCTTCATGCCCAAGTGCTCCAAACTTATTTTTATATACATATGGATTATTAGTATCATTTCCGCCTTTTTTGAGAACAGAATTGTACCACCAATTTTTCATTCTGTCCCATACACCTGGCAAAACACCGGTTTTTGTGGGCTTATACTCAACTGCAAGTAAATCTTTTTTCAATTGTGCTACAAAATCATCTACAAGCTTTGTAATTTTGTCTAATTCTAATTTTTCCATGATAATATATATTATAATTTATCAGAAATATATTCGTTTATTTTCTTCAGACTCATAAGACAAGAGTCGAATCTATGAAAATCGCTTGTTAAATATTCAAAGGCAAGTTCGTCAAACTTATTGTCGCTTTCAACCTCAAAATAGATATATTTACCTTTTTTCCCGAGTACCTTATACTTATGCATCAATATATAAGCGGCAACGCCTAAATCGGTAGCAAATCTTATATTGCCTGTTTCGTTGAAATTATATTCTCTAATTTTCTTCAAACTCATTATGCAAGAATCAAATCTATGAAATTCACTACTTAAATAATCAAGGCATATTTCATCAAATTTTTCTTCGTTCTTTTCTTCTATATCAAAAAGAACCTCTCTGCCCCTTCTGCCTGCCAATTTATAATTGTGCATAAGGACGTACGAAGCGGTCCCAAGATCTTCTACACTTTTTATTTTTTGCATAAACTTATAATAGTTAAAATTTTGAAATTAATTGGCAGCTTCAGACGCCAGCAAACAACCTCTGGCAACACTGAAAAGCGGGTCTTTTGGCTGAATAACTTCACCTATTTTAACAGACAAATCTGCTTCTTTTAAGCATTGGGCAAGTAAATCTTTGAAGCCCGGAGGACTTGATGTACCACCAGCAACAACGAAGTCTATCTCTTGATCCGTCTTTACACTCTTAGATGTATTTTGAAGACCTTTTTTGATGCCTGTTACGGTGTGCTCCAACATTATTCTATATTGGGTCTGTATGGCTCTTTCAACAAGAGTTGTGGCAGGTTTTGTTAAATCTATCTTGGTCTTCTCTTTGTTTATAAAGGTTGTACTCTCTCCTGTTGCCTTAGCAGCCATTTTATCAATCCAGTCACCACTATTAACAATAGAAAATGAAAACAATGGATTGCCAAACATTGCGAAACAAACATTTACCATACCGCCGCCAAAACTCATTCCAATACCTGTAAAGGCTTTGTGAGATAATTCGGCATAAATCAATGCTAATGCTTCGTTTATCGGTCTGGGATCAACTGTATAGCCTTGTTCTGATTTATAAGCCTTGAATATAGCCTCTAATATTTTTCCGTGATAATCAGCGTCAGTTTCTTCGTTTATGGCATTTGCGGGCACGCAATAATACAATATTTCTTTATCTTTCTCTATCTCACCTATTAAGCTGTGTAGCATAATGCTCAATATTTGAAAAGCATCTTTTTCTTTTGGATTAACACAGCCGGATGTCATTGGTCTCTTTAACTCCAGACCACTCATCGTGTACGCCATATTAACAGCAGCCTCGCCCAAAGCATACGCAACTTTTTCTCTTTCAATAAGAGGAACGCCAGCGCTTTTCATCATGTTAAAAACAAACTTGTTTTCCAAAGGCATTTCTAAAAAAGCGTTAATTTCTTTTTTATATGCAAAATCATTATTCTCATTTCTTTTACAACAAACGAGCGTGTAAGTTCCACAATCCATTCCAATCATTTTTTATTTCTCCTTTTTGTTTCGCTAATTTTTCTTTTAGTCTCTTCGGATTTTTTAATTCCTAGGTGGGCTTTTCTAAGTTTTTCCTTAGTCTCTTCTGATCTGCTTTTTCCTATATTTCTTAATCCTCTTCGTTCTTTTTTCACAACCTTCCCGCCAGTAACAAATGACCACCTTGTTCCGTTTGATATTCTCGTTATAGCGGTTCTGCCGACTCCATATTTTTTTGCAATCTCACCATCTTGTAATTTTCCCTCTAATAATAAATTTTTAATTTCAATAACTTCTTTTATGCTTAATTTAACTTGAGGCAACTTTAATGTATTTTTTTTCTTTTGCTCTACTGTCCATTTTTTACCAAAATTAGGATTTTTATCTCCTCTTAAATCAACTATATTTAAGTTAATGTTATATAAGTCACCCCCAGAAAAGATATCAATCCATTTTTCTTCCATAGAATTTAATTTTTCTTTTTCACATTCTTCTAATATTAAAAACTCAAAATTATCTTTACCATATTTATTATATGAATTAAGCAAGTGTTGGTTTGGATGTTTGTTCTTCTTTAGTTCTGTTTTATGTTCAGCCCATCTTCTTTCGATTTTTATGCTTTGACCGACATAAATTTTTCCATTTACTTTATTTTTAATTCCGTATATCCCAACCACTGAGTCAACCACCCTTTCCAAAATTAATTTTCTCAGATGCAAAGTCCGGAATAGCCCAAGCGACTTTATCATCTATGTTATCAATCAAAGTTTCTTTTTTCACAGTAGATTTGCCATCAACTGACACAGTTTCCACAGAACCATTCATGTTTATGTTTAAATCTAAAGTTATGGAAACTTTTAGTTCGCCATCCTTAGTTATAATTTTAACATCGCTTGGTCTTATTAATTGTGCCATTATTTCACCTATTTCTTAGTAGACTCAGCAACCACTATTGATGAGATGACTTGTAGAGAAACAGGACCAGAAGTGCCTTCCGGTAATTTAGCTTCTATTTTTTGTATATTCAGGTCACCTGCATTGAATACCTGGACTTCTTTTGCACCAAGATCAAAAATAGCGCTATTAATACCATTCAGCTTTATTTGAACTGGATCTTCTGACTGATTTGCTATTTGGACAAAGTCTGCAAAACTATTTGTGTCGCCCTGTATATCAATAACGTTGTCGGCAAAATCTGTGTCTTCTTCAACAGTTATTTTATAGACTTTTGGAATATTGTTAATATCTGTTTTATCATACCAAGCTGAGCCATCGTCTTCTAAAATAATAAGAAAAGCCAAATCAGCAGAAGTATTCGGAAAAACATACCTTTTCCAGTAGTTGGAGCCAGAAAATGTTTCTCCATCTTTTAATTCTCGGCTAATTCTATCGGGACCCATAGCATAAACACTTCTTTGTATGCTTATGCCATTCGGATCATTGTCCAATAAACCTTGAGTTCCGTTGTTTAATTTTACTTTAAATATGCTCATGTATTTATATATACGCCCCCAGTTAAAAAACCATTGGATTTGGCAACAAAACGCTATATATCTATATGGAAGATAAAGAAAAAATAGAAGAAGCAAAAGATACGCTTGAAACTTTTTTTGGTCAATTTGGTCAAAATGATTTATACACACAGACAATATTAGAAATGATATTTGAGGAGATGTTCAATAAAAATGAAAAGTGATTTAAAAATTTTATGGTTATATTTGGCTAAAAGAGACAAAAAGGGTGTTAAGATACTGTCCAAATTTTATTCGAGAGACATAGGACCGATACCCCTTGAAGATCTAAAGCTATTGAATTTACCTTCAAGTTGGTACGGTAAAGTTAAATCCTACATAGATGAAAACATGCTTTATTGGCAACCTTGGCTGCAAACCGCAACAAGTTTTGATGAACTAAAGGCTAATTTAAAAATTAGGGGATACTCGGAACTACCAGCTAACGGAAGACCTATGGTTTTGGTCTCTCCGACATTGTTTGTAAATAGTAATTTTTTTGAAAAACAAAAAGTTATGTTAAAGAAACTTTAGCCATAAGGAGAAAATTTTGCAAGAGCCAATTTACAGTTCTTTAAACGACAAATATGCCAACTGTACAGTGGGGTTTACCACACAGATATCTGGACCTGTTAGTTGTGGTTATTATGGCGAGCAAAACACCCCACAGAACGCGACACAATGTGGTCAGAATTGGTGTAACACATACGCCAAACCTCAGGACGCTCAGTATTTTTGCCAAGAGGGCTGGGTAATAGATGCGTGCACAATTACAGATCCATACACCGGCATCTCAAGCGAGTGGTTTGTGGACATAAATGTGAGATGCTGTCCATAAACGGAAACTTTTGTTAAACTGGCGAAAAACTAGAAGTAAACTTCTTTTTCGTTAATATAAAAAGTTCCGGAGTGAACTTCAACCATGAGCATATCCCCATCAGCTCTGATTATGACTCCACCTCTTTTTATGAAATCTTTTGTTAATTCTTTGTAACAACCTTCTTCCACAATTATCTTAGAGGATAATTTTTTTAAATACTTTGGGTATACTTTTTGATTTTTCTTTATATTAAAGTCTTTGTTTACTTTTTCTTCTTTTATCCATTTGCTAAATTCGTTTATAAAAGAAAAATCTATATTATTGTTTCTCATGTTAAATAATTTTTTATATCTTCCTTTTTTATATATTCTGCATTATTAAATTTTTTCCCATTACCGTGGTAATATGCTTTTCTTCCATTTTTTGCAAACCAATATAAACAGCAATCTATGACTTCGTTTGCTATATTTTGTTGAGGATAAGTGTAAAGTCCGTTTTCTAATTGAACACTTCCTGGTTTGTTGTCTTTGAAAGAATCGTCGCAACACAACAATATTATTTCTTTGCAATTAAATTTATAAGCTAGGTTTATTGAAGCGCAAATTGAATTTCTATAGTCGTCTATTTGGCAATATCCTTCAGATAATTTGTTGAAATTTATGTTTTCTTCGTTTGCTGGGCTGTACTTATATTTTATCCCATTATAATTTTCTAAAAATTCTGGATATGTTCTGTTTGAGGCTATGCATTTAGGAAGACTTCTTTTGTTTGGAAGAAATCTCAAACAATCTTCATACGGATTATTTACAACGTAATAACTGAGAGAAGTTGCGGTATTGTTCCATTTTTTTAAAGAATTATTTACGCCCATCAAGCAAACACCATTAATTTTTTTTAATAAAAGATGAATTTCATCAAAGTCATAGCCATCCGAGATTATTATGGCAGTATTAAAATTATTATTCTCCGAGTCAGCCCAAGGGTATTTTCTTCTATTATTTTCGAACTCATTTTTCAATAAAAGAAAATATTCATTTTCGTTAATAGTTTTGTTTATGTCTATAACTTGGGAATTGTTACAAAAATTCCTTATCCAAAAATTGTAGTTAGGAGTTTTTATAAATTCGTTATTTTTTATTTTTTTTGTTCTGATTGTTGACATTTTTATTAACTACTTACAAGGAACTATTGCTACGCAATTAAGCTTTTGATCGTCTCCTGTGATCTTGCTTATATCAAGTTGTATTTTAACATCTATTGGTGCCCCCTTATAGACCATTTCTATTTCTGGCTTCTCAGGCATTAATAATTGAATAGTTGATGGGATATTTCCGTTTATCTCTATAACAGGAGGTATTCCAACAACTTGTATTTGGCTTGGTATCCCAGAAGCATCTATCTTGATTTCTCTTGGGAAATTATCCGGGATATTCAATCCAATAAATTCTGGAATATCGCTTTTAATCTGTATAATAGTAGGAACACTTGTTGCGTCTAAAAATATTGATTTTGGTATATCTGCCTCAGAAACAATTTTGATTTCAGATGGAAGTCTTACATCTGGTGCTATTATTTTTATTTGATCTGGTAGATCTACTTTTTCTATTTTTATGGAAGAAGGTATGTTTGAAGCATCTACTGTTAAAGGAGGAATTTTTGGAGGAACAATATTAATTACAGATGGTATTCCCAAACTGTCAACTTCTATTGTAGCGTTCATGGAAGGATTTTCGGAATAGCTCCTACTACCCAGAGCCCCAAGTCCTGGTTCGATAAAGTTCCCGAAAGAATCTTTGAGAAAACTCACACCAGTGGGACATTGAACCGTGACTATCGCGCTAAGTACTGGGGGCAAGTAGCCACCTCTCGGATTCCCAAACTGGTCCAAAGCGGGATTTGGTTCACCACCCCAGTCCATTACCATTGTGGGTGTTGTGAAATCTATAATAGATGGTATTTCTTCCATTCCTCGCACAGTTATGATGGCTGGAATATTCGGAGGCATTCCAATTACACTAATAGTATCTGGTATGCTAAGTCCGTTTGGATAAACATTAATTTTAGATGGTAAGCTAAAACCTCCCACAACTTGGATGGGAGATAATTCAATATACGAGTTCAAAGCTCCGTTTATATTTATTTCTATTGGCGATATCCCTATAGAAGGTATATTTATGGGAGTTATTGATATCGGAGGAATATTAATTGGAGATATTGTTATCCTACTGGGGATATTAATTGGTGATATGCCTATGGTGATAGAAGAAGGAACAGAAGCAATGTTACCAACATCCAAACATGGAAATACAATCGGGGGAATGTTATATTTGTTTGGAAGAGGAGAAAAAGGTGTTATTAATATCGGAGGTATGTCAGGTGGAGGCGGGATGGGAATCTCCAAAGGAGTTATAACATCAACCACAACTGGTTCTATGGAAGCAGTTCTATCAGTAGGAGTGAATGTAACAGAGCACTTATCGTTAAAAATTGTTAAAACAGGATCAGGTGTTGAATTTGGAGCGTACGTATGGTTGCCTTGCAACACATTTGTAGTATAATTTCCATCACCAAAATCTAGCCGGAAACTTGTAAAAGACCCATTTATCTCCACTAAATACTGAGCAAGTATGCCTGTAGTAAGACTACTTTCAAGTATATTAAAGGTAAAATTTACATCTGGGCATCCGAAATCATCAAATATGGCAGGTATAGATTGTAAGTTTCTTATTCTCCAATCAAGCGTGGCTTTATCTGTAGAGAAATTATTTCCTATGAACTCCTGTATGTTTATGACGGCATCCACTATTTGATTATGGTGTTCGGCTATTACAAAACCTCTTATTTTGATGCCGGAATGATTGTATTTTGTTTCCTCTCCACCTAAATTACGAATACATTCTTTAAATCTAAAAACCCTTTGCTCGCCGTTTACGATCTTTTTTTCGACACTGTTATAGTAAAATAATTCCCCATCTATGTTAGCAAATCCATTATCAGACCATAACTCGTCACCCTCAGATGGTCTTATTTCTATTTCATCTGACCATGGCGCATTATCATTAGCCAATATTGCTTCTGATGTGTTGAATACGAGAAACAATGTCTCATCAGAGTCATATTTGCTGGGATACAGTGGATTTGGTGGCGGCTTTGTCAATTCATTTTCCTCGTATTAATATATTGTAGATAGCCATTGTTTTTCATCAATATCGCCAGGTCTTCCTCCAAGATATCTAAAAGTTAAATCTATATCATTGAACTTGATAAAGGATTTAGCACTATAGTCATAGCTTATATATACATTGTGATCTTCATCTGAAGTTGCTAATAATGTCTGATTTAGATCATCAAAACCAGTTACGGTAGGATCTTGAAGCGATTTAAAAGACGTAGACCCAACGCCAGGTCCGCCAGTTGACCAAACTCCTGTTGTTGAATTGAATACAGATATAGCACCAGAGTTATTGAATAAAAATATTGCGCTAGAAAGATTGACTAGTTGACCTTCAGTTTTGGTTGGACCAGAAAGATCGTTTATTTTTTTGATTTCAGAAATTGGATTTGATGTGGTTCCACTTGTTTTATAAAAGTTTTTAAGTCTGAAGAACTTTCCTTCACCAGAGTTTTGGAGGATGTAGCCAGATCCATCTCTCCAAACCGATCTAGTAAAGCTATGACTATCAGATGGTAAAGTGTAATTTTTTATATCTTCCGCTCCATTTTTAAATGAAGTTGAGCTTAGACAATTACTGCTCGAACTATAATTAGACATAGATAAAGAGACGACGCTAGTATCTATTTTTGAAACATTTCCATCTCCACAGCTGTTTGCGTTCGTACCGTTTGTTTCATTTTTGTTATTTCCCAAAACAAAATAAATATTATCACCAGAGGCTAAGCCTGCCCAACCCCATTGCCTTGATATGCTTGATCCTATTAAAGTGTAGGCAGAATACACATCGTAAAAAGAGCTGTATTTTTTGAAAAACACCCTTTCATCCAGCACCGGTCTATTTGCAGCTCTTCCCGTAGCCCAAAACATCAAGCCGCCAGAGTTTTTATTGCCTGAACCATAATTATCAGTTTTGGCAAAACCATTATTTCTTTCAAATTCTCTTATAGATCTGCACTTTTCACTATATGTGTAACAACTATCACAACATTTTATTTCACAATCACAGTTATTTTCTGTTCCTACGCTTCCTAAAAAACTACTGTTGAATTGTGGAGCTATATCACAAGGAGTATTTAAAGTTTTAAATGTTTCACTTATAAGTCCAAATTCATGAGAAATAACTTTATTGGATTTGCCTTTCGTCCATATCCACAAATTTGAATTTTCTATTACATCTATGCTTGATTTAAAATTTGTAATTCTATAGTTTCCACTATTTGTATCTGTTCTCAAAACTACATCATAGATACCGCCAACACTAAAAGAAGCCGTTGTATAGTTTTGGTTAAGATGAGATAAATCGTCATTTATGCCCCATGTATAAGAATTTATTGGATCCGAGGGGTTTTGGCCATTTTTTAAAGATTCTGTAGCGGATATAATCACTTTTGCAAATTTTTGATCCACTACAGAGCTACTTCCTATTTTTATCACATCCCCTGTGTCTACAGAAAACGAATGAGTTATATTTGTTGGATTGGGGTAATCTACGTTATTTTTAGAAAAAATAGACTCATTGTTTTTATAAATCACGGCAGAATTTGAGTTGTTTTCACCATCAGAGTATTCAAAACTTACAAAAACGGTGCCGCTTGCTGTTGCTTTCCATGTATATTTTTCTAATCCATCGACATCAAGCAAATCTATCTCAGCCGACCTTGTGAAAGGCTTAGATGGAATCCCCGATCCCAAAAAAGTAATTTTTTCATCATTGGAACGATACACCACTAGGTTGTAAGTCGCAACATTGATAGAAATGTAAGTATTTATTGGAGATGTTATTCTAAACAACCTGTTGTTTTTTGAAGATTCTGAATCGATAATTATCTCCTCACCCAGAAAAGTTTGTGTCAATCCAGCTGTAAACTCCAACTCAGCCTCTGATGGGCAAAAATCTCTTACATTAACTATGTTTTTAAGAACACAAGTGTCTGATCCAAAATCGTTAGTGACAGTTAAAGAGACATCGTTGAAGCCAGAGTTTTCATATGTATAAATTAAGCTATCTTGATCTAAATTTAAATAAATGGTGAGACCACCGGATTTATCTCCTCCTTCTCCTATTAACAATCTATATTTTGGATTATTTTTTACAGAGGAGTAAGTAATGCTGAAAGAATCACTGTTTCCAACATCGCTGTAATTAACCCATTCGTCTGTTGATTTTTGTAAAGTGTATATTTCTGGCAAGAAGGTTTGTGTTATTTTTACATCTACCGTTGTTAACATTTCCCCTGTCCCCAAAGTTTTGAAAATAAAGGATTTGCTATAAGCGAAATAATTTTCAGAACCGTAGTTAAAATTCCACTTGTGTTCTGTTGACCTGCTTGTTCCATCAGTGCCTAATCTGAAACTCAAATCAGTGAATTTAACCACACTTGGTTTCAATCCTATTCTTTTATCAACGCCAAACCATGCTTTTGGAGCCAAAACCAAATACCGTAGATAATTAGTTCTTTGCTCAATTGTTCCTTCCAAAGGCTTAACCGACCTTTCGCCTTGTATACCTGCGAATTTTTCTATGCTTATGACAGCATCCTTCAAAGAATTGTGATGCTCAGCCATTACGTTTTGCGTAATATTTGTTATGTCTTTATATTTTTTAATATCCTCAAAACCAGGAAGGATATTTAGTCCGCTGAAGTATGCTGTTGTTGAGGAAGTTATTGTTTTTGTTGTATAATAAAAAGATATGGATCTTTGTTTTATTTCCTCACATTGATCCGTGAGTGTTATTATACCGCCTCCCCGAGATTGATCTGGGAATCTATCTATGGCTTCTGTTGTTCCGTATACATATATCTCTGTAGATCCTGGGTTGTAATCTTCTGCTAAAGAGACCCTCAGATAATCATGAACCTCATACAAGTTTTTGTTTGTATCGAATTTTTCTGGGTAGTTGCTGAGGCTCATTTTTTTCCTAATCTATTGTTATTTCTTCTTTCAAAAAAGCTTTTTTAATCGTTTGGTTGTTAAACAAAACGAATACAGAGGGATTGTAAACAGAAGATGGATAATTTATTTTATAAATAAAATTTATGCTATGTATGTTAGGGTCTTTCTCTGTATAATTTCTGACTATTTCCGGTTTCCAAAAAGTTCTTGTTTGATTGCTGGAATTAGTAGTAGTGAAATAGCTACCGATAATCGCCCCAACCTTTCCCTCTGTTGTGCCTTGAGGTAAATCAAAATTTGTGCCATCACCTTTAGATAGTTCAATTATTTCACCTGTATCATCTATGTAAGATATTTTTCCAATCTTAGTTTTTGTTTTTCCGTTTTCATAATAAGCAAATATTACATGTTGGTTGATGTAGGGTGAAGTTAAAAAATTTCTGATATCATCTTTGAATGTGAACTTATCACCATTTACGCTGCAAGAGTGAAACTTTTTAATTATACATCCTTCACCATTAAAATTCCAATATCTTTCTTTTACATCCCCATCTGTCTGATCAACAAACTCAAAAATAGTTGGATTTTCACCTATGGGCAATGGTGGCTCATCATCTGCAGGGATACTAAGAGAAAAAGAAAAGCCGCTTGTCATGTTTGGAGTTGTTGTCAAAACATCAAATCCGTCTGGGGAGTTTTTAACATAAAAGAAAGGAGCTCTTAATGTATTATCAACTATAATATAATTATTTTTTTTAACTATTCCTTGCCCTCCTAATACACTAACAACAACCAACTCAACAGAATATGATCCCTCTTTTGTGTAAGTGTGAACTGGATTTTTATCAGTAGATGTTGTTCCATCCCCAAAATCCCAAAAACATCTGATCAGGGGTCCATTCAACTCATTTGGCGCCATACCTAGGCTGAAGTTTTGAAAAGAAACCGTAAGGGGAGCGCCACCGGAAACCGGATAAGCTCTGAACAATGGTTTGGGAGTAAGAAATTTATTTTCTTGAGTTTTCAATATACCATGTAGAGAGATATCATTAGGGTTAGATTTCAGCCCTAAATTAATTTCTGTTTTTATGATAGCATCTTTTACAGCGTTGTGATGTTCTGCACTTACAGAGTTGGACACAGTGCTTCCTAAGCTCCATTGGTTCTGTCTTGATCCTGCAAATCCACGAACCAAATTGTTAAAAGTATTTCCTGTTCTTGACGCGTAGTAAATTAATTCCCCAGAATTAAATTTTTTATTTGTAATTCTTATTAATCCTTGAAGAGGAAAGCCAGAAGCATCTTCTACAATAATTTTTTTTGCTGAATATCCTACACTTTGCTTCAAAGTAGTTGTTGCGTTATTTCTAACTTCATATAAACTATCTTTGTTATCAACAGCTTCTGGGTATAGAGAAAGATCTCCTGTTGTATATCCGTTGTTTAAACTATCAATTCTTGCCATTTGATGCACCTAATTTTTTAGTATATTCATTTTGTAAATTTATCATATTTGACTGTAAAGCATTCAGTTTGTTTAAAACCTGTTGCTTTATGGGTATATCATCTGGTAGAGATAAAACTGTCTCCACTAGCTCTATATCTATATTATTTTCAAGCAAAATTTTAAGATTCATTTTCTCCAGTAGCTTTGTACCCCAATATTCTTTCTGAGCTTCAAAATCATCAAAATTCTTAATAGGCTCTATTTTTTCAATATTATTATATGTTTGTAAGAAAAATTCACACTCTTCTTCTATAAATTTTTGCTTTTCTTGGAGATCTGCTATTGTGTTTTTAATTCCTTCGACAGCTCTATTTAATTGTCTTTGTTTTATTTTAAATTCTTTCTTGGTGAGCTCATCTGCTTCTTGATCTTTTAATTTATTTAATTTAATAATATTGATTTCTTGAAGCTCTAATTTATCTTTTTCTTCTTCAATTTGCAGTATTATGTTTTTTAAGTTATCTTTTCTCAACTTTAATTCTCTTAAACATTGCCACATCTTGGCTTGATTTGTAGGTTCTTTGCCTATTAAAAAATATTTTAATTGAAAATAGCTGTGTCTTGATACCACATCGGTTTTCAATAAATTATCCATTTTTTTAATCAGCTCGCTAGACATATTTTTACTCTCTATAAAAGGTTTCTTAAACTAAGATAGTAAAATCTGGGACAATCTACCAATTTGGCGAGGTGCCCAGTATCAATAATTCGAGCACATTTAGATAATCTGCTGCTCGGTAACCTTAATAAACAAGATCCATTTTGTTTGAGATTCATCCCAATAATAATTTTGCCCGTCGTTTGGATAAGCTATTGGGCTTTCCCACAAACAAGTCTGTTCGTTTAAAATCCAAGAATTAAAAGGCTTGGGGGGAATAAAAGCATCTAATACTCTATCGTATTTTCCGCCAATAGAAGCATAGTTTTTTCTTATTCTATTTGTATAACTGGTTTGTATCCAATTTTGTGGATCTCCCAAAACACCACTATTTATAAAATCTTGTTCTGCGACTATTACTCTTAAAATATTTCCATCGCTATCAATTTCTGCAAAATGACTCATGTTAAATACCTCACTATTACTATACCCGAACCACCACGGGCAAGACCTCCACCGCCACCTCCTCTATTAATCACACCAGCAGTACCAGGGTTGGCATTTGTATTTCCAGCCCCACCGCCGCCGACACTGCCAGCCCCAGCAACGTGCTCTCCATTGCCACCACCGCCACCAGAATATGGAGTATTAACTCCACTTATTGATGAATATTTACCAATTCCGCCTGCTCCTCCAACTCCTTGATTATTTCCAGTTCCGGCACCACCTACGCCACCAATGCCACCACCGCCTCCACCTGCAATCCAATTACCCCATCTATTATTTCCTCCTATTCTACCCTGCCCCAAAGTACCTGCCCCGGCACAACACCCTCCCTTGAAACCGGCGCCACCACCAGAGCCACCTCGATTACCGGAATTATTACCACCTTCGCCATCTCCGCCGCCACCGCCACCATATGATCTTATTGTGTCAAACACAGAATCTCCACCATTGCTAGACAGAGCACCACCCGCACCAACTACAACAGGAACTGTTTTGTTGCTGTTAAATGTGTACGTAGAAGAAATAAATCCACCACCCGCTCCGCCGCCAGCAGCTCTTAAATAGCCACCTCCACCGCCGCCACCCACAACCAGCACTTCTATAGTAAAGGGTTGCGTTGTAAAAACCTGTAGAGTTCCACTTGTTTTAAATGTGTGAATAGTGTAATTTCCCGAAGTTGTTACTACTCCGCCAACGGCATACGATCTTGCTGAAGGAGTCGCCGTTGGAGTTACGGTTGGCGTAGGCTCAGTAGAGTTATATAGAGTGTAAGTAATATTAGGATAATATGCACACCTGTTTGATCCTCCTAACAAAGAAGTTAAATCTGAGTAGCTTCCCCCTGTGTCTACTATTATGTTTTTAGAATTATTTTTAATAAAATTGCTTGCTATAGATTGATTTATGTTCCTATTTCCAGCTGCGTAAGAAGCTATCATTCCACAAACTTGGGGGCTTGCCATACTTGTCCCACTTAGTTTGGTCACGCAATATTTGGTGGGTTTGTTTATACTCCTAACGTCATATGTGCTTGGATAACCATTTACAAAAGTATGTGTTGTTGAAGCTATCATATCTCCTTGAGAATAAACATCCACCCTTGGACCTGCATTGCTCCAAATATTTTTTGATTCTATGGATGATCTGCTTAAAGATCCAACATTGATAACTCCTGGACACCCTGATGGGGACGATCCTCTGTGGTAATACAAATCTCCATAAAGATATTCACTATAATTTATTGGATCAACACCATCGGGAGCATTTACATCTAATCCAATTATTATTGCACTCAATTTATTATCATAATCAACCCCGCCAGGAATATCTATTTTGGTAGAGTTGTTTCCAGCTGCAGCCACAACAACAACTCCAGAATTAATCATGTCTGTCAAATCAGCATCCATTGTAGCATTTCTACTTCCTATATCTAAAAATCTTTTCCCTTGATTTATCACTCCAGATAAGGTGTAAGATATTATTCCAAAATTTTCTAATTGTTGTTTCGAAAACCCTCCCCCGTTAGTAAACACAACTCCTGGAGCTGAAGTATATCCTGAGCCCTGATTGGTTATGGTTACTCCCACTATCTTTCCTTGATTGGCTCCTGTCCCCATTACAGCCCTTGCTTCAACATTGTTTCCTGTTATAACTCCATCTATTATTTGATTTCCTCTATTGAAACCAATGTTTGGAACTGATGTGTATCCTTCTCCGCAAAACCAAGTCCATCTAACAGTGTCTACTACATATCTTTCAAAGATTACTCCATTGATATTATCTTGAACAATTTTTAGTGTCGCGTTTTCACTGTAATCTACAAAAATATCTCCGTTTCTAATTGTGCTATAATCACCATCTAAGTGATTTTCTTCAAATTGAAGCAAAGAAATAGAAGCATTGACTGCTGGATTGCCACCACCCAAAACAACATTTGGTAAAACTTCATAACTACTGCTGGTGTTGACCACTATGTTCTTAACCACCCCAGATTTTATTTTACATGTAGCCTTTGCTGTTCTTCCTGCATTTGGTGGAGGGGGAAAGGTTATTGTTGGGGCAACAGTGTATCCACTTCCTCTATTGGTCATGTTTATGTAGTATAACCCGGTGCCTTCAACCGGAAAAATACTTGCTGTACCTACTGCTCTTTGCCCGCCTGTGGGTGGGGCACTAAATGTTATTGGAACCCACTCACCTTCATTGTATCCTTCTCCAACATCGGTTATTGTTATCTCATATATAGTTCCATTTCCAATGTAAGCTGTAGCTTTTGTTTTACCGCCACCATAAAATGAAATAACTGGTTCGTTTGTATAATTCGAGCCTTGATTTGTAACTGTTGAAGAAACAACACGCCCAGAACTAACTGTGGTGGTTGCTGCAGCTCCGGAATAATTTCTTGGGGCGGTGTATTTTACGCCTCTGTGGGTAACATCAACTATGTTTCTTGTGTCAATTCCGTATAATCCGTTCCCATAACTATGATTTGTTATAGTAGGATTTTTTGTTCCTTTTTTAATATTTATTGGTTTGTTTTCATGCCAAACTTTAATTGCGTTTAAATATAAATCATGTGGTGCTTCCGGATCGTCAATTCCAAAGTAGGTCATTTGTCCATGATATGGAGATATATTATATATATTTGATTTTGGCGCCCAACCTTGAGTGTTACCTGCTATTATTCCTCCAACATGAGCTCCATGATTATTACTATCAGTTAAAGGTGGGTTGTCTACATCTACGTATGGCTCATAAAAATAAGTAGTTCCTGCTGGGAAATCTTCTGTTGGCGCTCCATTTGGGTATAAAACATCAAACCAATTTATTTGATTTATTCGGGTGCCTCCCGATCCATCTTTTTTAATTGCAAATTCTGGGTTGTTTGGATCCATGTGACCATCAACAACAACAACATCGACATCCTCCCCAGATGGAATGTTGTGAATCGACGCTACTGCATCTGCCGGCAAAGCTTGTATTCCTAAGTTTTTTTCCTCTCCATAATCACGATCTGGATTTACAATATATGGCTTTATTTTAAATGGAATTTTTTGTTGAATTGCTTCTAATCTTGTGTCTTTTTCAAGATTTTTTGCCTCTTCTTCCGTTAATTTAAAGGTTAAAACTCTTCTTTGTATGTTCGTATTATTTAAAGCTAAACAAGCTCTAGAAGGGATGTTTCCACCAACACCCATTCTCATATCTTCTATGAGCGACTCTTTATCTTTTATATCTTTTATTACTATATTGTATATTTTTTCTTTCATTATCCCCCCCATCCTAAAATATTATTTTCATTTATTGCTCTCAACAAGCCCCAGTTTACATAATTTCTATCAATAATATTTGATCTACTATAGTTAGATATAGAATTTGCATTAAAGTTATCGAAAACGCACCCAGGACCAAGAGATCTTAATCCCAAGCCACCGTACCCAGGTATAGTCTCATCTGAAGCATAGGCTACTTGTATATCATTAAAATATAAAGTCAATGAATTTCCCATAACTTTAAAAGCAAGAACACCTACGACCAACCCAGGAACAGTAGTGTTTGATGAATTTATTACCGAAGAATTTAACAACAGCCAAGATCCATTGTTTACCCATATTTGTCCGTAATACACAGATCCAATTCTTGCAATCATTCCCAAATACATATAAGCATCTCCGTATATATTTGAGGTGTTTGCTGTATATCTTGCTATTATGCCTCCCCCACAGCCAGGCATGGATCCTATCGTGGGTAATACAGAATTACTGGCATCCAAATAACAGCTAACGTATGAATCTTTTTCGATCACGCCTTTTAACTCCATTATAGAAATAGAAGCATCTGAAGAAACAGACGAACTGTTGAATATAGAAAAATTACCTAACCTCTCAACCCAGTATTTTGATATATATGTGCTGTTTGGTCTATTAAAATCATCATAGAACGGCAAGACAACATAGGCTTCTTCCGTGGCAGTTGGTGTGACTGTTGGTGTTCTTGTTGGTGTAGCAGTCGGTGTTCTTGTTGGTGTAGCAGTTAGGATTGAAGTATTGGTTGGTGTGACTGTTGGTGTTCTTGTTGGTGTAGCAGTCGGTGTTCTTGTTGGTGTAGCAGTCGGTGTTCTTGTTGGTGTAGCAGTTAGGATTGAAGTATTGGTTGGTGTGACTGTTGGTGTTCTTGTTGGTGTAGCAGTCGGTGTTCTTGTTGGTGTAGCAGTCGGTGTTCTTGTTGGTGTAGCAGTTAGGATTGAAGTATTGGTTGGTGTGACTGTTGGTGTTCTTGTTGGTGTAGCAGTCGGTGTTCTTGTTGGTGTAGCAGTCGGTGTTCTTG